CAGGCTTTTGTGGGTGATGGCAATGCGATCCGCAATGGTGAAATCGGTAACCTTTATGGTATCCCCGTGTTCACATCTAGCAATGCTGACCATGCATCTGCAACAGCCGCTTACCCTGCAAGCGGTACTTCTATTGCTCGTGTCTGCCTGATGGGTCATAAAGACTCTATGGTTCTGGTTGAGCAAGTTGGTATCCGTTCACAAGTTCAGTATAAGCAAGAGTACCTCGCTACTTTGTTTACTTCTGACACTTTGTATGGTGTTGCCGCCTTGAGAAAAGCCGCTACTTCTGGTGCAGCTACTTCTTCTTCCATGTTTGCCTTGGTTGTACCTACTTGATTACAACCTTTCCCCTCGCCTTAACGGGTGGGGGGTTTTTCTTTATTTAGGAGATTATTATGGCAGCAGCAACAGCAGTCACTTCCCGTAGGGGGAATGACCAGTTCCGTGGTCTTTTTACAGACACTTGGGACGTTTCTTGTACTCTTGATAGCGCATCAGTATCTACTGTTTCTACCGCTACAGATACAGTCACAGTACCAGGCGTAGCCTTGGGCGATATGGTTATCGGTATGTCTATTGGTGTTTCAGAGGCGGGTTTGGTTCGTAGAGCCTATATCTCAGCCGCTAACACTGTGACTATCGTGACCTACAACCCAACAGGCAGTTCTGTTGATATTGGTGGCACTACATTACAACTTATTATTGGTCGTGCTGTAGTTTAATCTAAGGGGGCTAATAACCCCCTTTTTCTCGGAGTTCTTATGGCAACCTTTCGATGCTTACAAAGCGGTAACACAGTTACCTTCACATATCAGTACGATATTGACACAATGAAAGGTCATCAGGGCTATGTTAGAGTAGACCAAGAAGAGGTCGAAACTTATACTAAACCTGTTGTTCTAGCCCCACCTAAACCTATTAAGAAGGCTGGACGACCTAAGAAAGTCGAAAATGTCTGAAATTGACCCACGAGAATTCGGTAAATTGGAAGCTCAAGTTGAGGCTTTACAGCTAGAAGTTCATGGACTTCGCCAAGATATTAAACTGCTTTTAGAGATGGCAAACAAGTCCAAAGGCGGTATGTTTGTAGGAATGGCTATTGCATCCTTTATTGGTGGCTTAGTCACATTTGTTGCTGATCGACTTTGGAAATAAGGAGCATATTATGCCTATGGTTGGAAAAAAGAAGTTTCCCTACTCTGAAAAAGGCGAGAAAGAAGCCAAAGAGTATGGCAAGAAAAAGGGTATGCCTGTAACCATTATGGTTGCGATTGGTTTGCCTAAACGTGGTGGTCGTACTGCTACGAACATGATGAAGAAGTCTGGAAGGGGTAAATAATGGCATCTTTATCTGCTCCCGTTACGCTTCTTAGCTCTGTTACTGCTACAGGTGCTTCTAAGGCTGTTCAGGTAGATGCTGGTATGCCAGCAATACTGCACGTTACAGGCATTACAACCGCTACTGTTGCTCTTCAAGGTAGTCTTGATGGCACAACATTTAGCACTGTTGGCACTGCTTTAACGGCTGATGGCTTTGTTACCTTGGCTAATGCTCCCAAGTATTTGAGAGCCAATTGCACAGCGTACACATCTGGAACAATCATCGCAAAGATATTGTACTAACATGAAAAAGACTAAAGCTGAGAAAAAGATCAGTTCTGTCATGCGTGAGTTCAAAGAAGGAACTCTACATTCTGGCAAGGGTGGCCCTGTAGTTAAGAAGCCTAAACAAGCCCTCGCCATTGCTTTATCACAAGCAAGGAAGAAGAAATGAAACAAGGTCTTTACGCTAACATCAATGCCAAACAAGAACGCATCAAAGCTGGTTCTAAGGAAAAGATGCGTAAGGTTGGTTCTAAAGGCGCTCCTACTGCAAAGGACTTTAAGCAAGCAGCTAAGACTGCTAAAAAGAAATGAAAACTCCTGCTTGGCAAAGAAAAGAAGGAAAATCTCCTTCTGGGGGGTTGAATGCCAAGGGAAGAGCATCGTATAATCAAGAAACTGGTGGCAATTTAAAAGCTCCAGTAAAGTCAGGCGACAACCCGAGAAGGGCCTCCTTTTTAGCACGTATGGGCAATATGCCTGGCGCTGAGATGAAAGATGGGAAGCCGACTCGACTCCTATTATCTCTTAGAGCTTGGGGCGCAACGTCCAAAGAAGATGCCAAAGCGAAAGCAAAGGCTATCTCTAAGAGGAATAAATGAGACCTGTATCCGTTGGAGTTGAACCTACAGCCGCAACGCTGACTACTGTTTATACAGTTCCTACGGGTTACTACGCCAAATTTACAGTCATGTACGTCCACAATATTGGTGGATCGACAAAACACATTACTGTGGTGTGGAATGATGCAAGTACCGCTACTTCCTATGACATCCTGACTGAATACAATTTTACTTCTAAGCAATACCTTCAATTTGATGGTGCTGCTTATATCGTTTTAGAAGAGGGCGATAAGATTCAAATTACGACTGAAGCTGGAAGTTCATTCAGTTTTATTGCTACTTTTGAACAAATAGGATTAACAAGAGCATGACTACATACCTTCAAGCTGTTAATGACGTTCTTGTTCGACTCAGAGAAGAAGAAGTCTCTACTGTTACCGAAACAAGCTATTCCTCTTTGATTGGAAAGTTTGTCAATGATGCCAAACGTCAAATTGAAGATTCTTTTGAGTGGAACATTTTGGGGACAACTATTGTTGTTTCTACTGTGGCTGGCACTTCTTCTTACTCTCTAACGGGAGCAGGGCAGAAGTTCCGTGTTCAAGACGTTATCAATGATACGAATAACACGACCATGACAAACATTCCGTTTGTTAACATGAATCGTTATTTGAACTTTGGGACTGTCTCTAATGGTGTTCCTTTGTACTATGCTTTTGATGGTGTAGATGCCAGTTACGACACAAAAGTAACTGTATTTCCTATTCCTGATAGCGTAGTAAGTTTAAGATTCAGCTTGGTCGTGCCACAAGCACCATTGAGTGCTGATGCAACTGTGATTCTGATGGCATCTGAGTTGGTTGTTCAGAGTGCTTATGCTCGTGCTTTGGTTGAGCGTGGCGAGGATGGTGGTCTATCGTCTTCTGAGGCTTATCAGTTATACAAGTCTATGTTGTCTGACTACATTGCTATGGAAGCAACACGTTATCCTGAGTTTGGTTCTTTTGAGGCTGTCTAATGGCTCAACCCATCCAAACATTCAGCATTAGCGCACCAGGCTTCTTTGGGTTAAACACTCAGGATAGCCCATTGGATTTGGCTAGTGGTTTTGCTTTGGTTGCTACTAACTGTGTGATTGACCAATATGGTCGTATTGGATCGAGAAAAGGTTGGACAAGGGTTAACTCCTCTTCTGGAAACCTTGGTGCTAACGATGTTGGTGTGATCCATGAGTTAGTTCAATCTGATGGCACATTGACTGTGTTGTTTGCTGGCAACAACAAGATATTTAAACTTAGTGGCACTTCAGTTACTGAGTTGACCTATGGGGGAGGGGGGTCTGCTCCTACCATTACTGCTAGTAATTGGCAGTGTGCTTCTTTGAATGGGATTACTTATTTCTTTCAAACAGGGCATGACCCAATCATTTACGACCCTGCTGTAAGTACAACCACTTATAGACGGGTTTCTGAGAAGTCAGGCTATGTAGGGACTGTTCCTAGTGGGAATCTCGCTATATCGGCTTATGGTCGCTTGTGGGTGGCTTCTTCTAGTACAGATAAGGTAACTGTCAGCTTCTCTGATCTGATTGCGGGTCATGTGTGGTCTGGTGGTACTACTGGTTCTTTGGATACGAGTAGAGTTTGGCCTAATGGCGCTGATGAAGTTCAAGCCTTGGCTGCTCATAATGGCTTCTTGTTTATCTTTGGTAAGAGACAGATTCTTGTCTATCAGGGTGCTACTACTCCTTCTACGATGTCCATATCCGACACAGTAGGTGGTATTGGTTGTTTAGCAAGAGACAGTGTTCAGACAACCAGTTCTGATGTGATTTTCTTGTCAAACAGTGGTGTTCGTTCATTGATGAGAACGATTCAAGAGAAGTCTGCCCCTGAAAGGGACTTGTCTAAGAATGTGCGTAATGATTTGATGAACGATGTTGCTTCTCAGAATCTGGCAAACATTAAGTCTGTTTACTCTGAGCGAGAAGGCTTCTATCTGTTGACGATGCCTGTTACGCAGTCTGTGTACTGTTTTGACAGTAAAGTGATCTTACAAGATGGTTCTTCTCGTGTAACCACTTGGGACTCTATCACTCCTACGGCTTTGTTTGCTTTGAGAAGTGGTGCTGTTTACATTGGTAAGAATGGCTACATTGGTCAATATACGGGCTATAACGACTATCAATCCACTTATCGGATGCAGTACTACACAAACCATGCAGACCTTGGTAATGTGAATCAGACATCTGTTTTAAAGAAGATTTCCACTGTTGT